CGGCCAAGTCTTCCATCCGGCCATGCTTGCGCAGTCGGTCGTTGGCGGCTTGGTTTGAGCGTTTGGGTTGGGCTGCTTGCGGCTTGATGGCCTTTGGCGCATCAGATACCGCTTTCATGGCTTTTGGCTTTTCAGCCTGAAGCGCTCGCCATTTCATAGCGTCATGCAACACATGAACGTGTCTGGCATCTGTCAGACCTTCCAGTTCCTGCGGCGTGAAGCCATATTCTTTGGCGCTATTTACGATCTTCTCAGCGATCTGCGGCCCGAAGTCTGGCAAACGCATCTTTAGGTCTTCCTCAGCCTTGGCAAGCTGTTGCTGGCGCTGTTGCTGCGTCAGGTGCTCGCTTTCGGTGTTAGCCTGCTGGTATGCGTTGTACTTGGCTTGCGCTTCTCGCTGTAGCTGCTGGTAGGTGAAGAACAGTTTCTGCGCTTGCACCGGATCTTGATCAGTCAGGCTCTGCCAGTCGATCTGCTCGTACTGTGATAACTTGTCCTGAGTGGCCTTGAACTCAACAGCCTTTTCAAAGGTTGCAGACAACATACGCTGACGAGTCTCTAGAGCTTGCGCTTGCTCCTCGACTGACCGGCGCTGGTCGGCTACTGCTTGCGTTTTCTGCGTGTAGTCCTTGTGCATCAAAAGCATGTCTTTCAGTACCTTCGGCACATTGTAAGACTTGCCCTCTACTTCCACCTCTTCTGAGTCGTCTTCTTCCTGCTCGTCGGCTTGCAACTCCTCGTCGGGTTGTTCCTCGTCGCTGGTTTCCTCGTCCAACTCTTCGTCGATGTCGTCGCCCAATAGACCGGCTACATCATCCAACGACACTTCAGATTCCTGATTGGTGTCCATTACACACTCCTGAAAACGCCCGCTTTGGGCATAAAAAAACCCGCACTAGGCGGGTCGGTTGGTTGCTAGGGGATCAGCCGAAAATTCGACTGAGTGTTGATTCTTTCTCGTACCTCTTGAGCTGTTCAGTGGCGAGCTTTCCTGATTCGACGTAGCCGTTCAGGATGTCGCGGAACTTGCGGCTTGTCTTGATCAACTGCCACAAGGCTTCCTTGCCTTCTTTGTCGCGGGCTGGGCAGCTAATCCACTGCTCCATCACCTCCGCATCAATGGCATCCAGTGCCTCGCATAGCAGTTCGTTTTCAAGCAGGCTCATGGCCGCAATCCCTTTGTCCTGCTCCGCTCTTAGGTCATTCATTCGTAATTACCACCCAGAAGGCTCTCTGCCCGCTCTTGCTGCTGCGATTCGACAAAGGCATTGGTAAGCACGGCAATCTGGTGCTGAATGCCCAGCAGCAGCCCTTCCTCGGTCTTTGGCTCCTGCTCGCGGGTCATCAACTCGATAGCCTTGGCTTGGTTCGCCTGGTGCGCCCTGAGTTCTTCCATCCGCACCTCGTGCATCCGGTCTAGCTCGGCCTGCTGCGCCTTGAACTCAAACTCTTGTTCGGACTGCCTAGCCTTCTGCGCCATTTCGGCAGCGGCCTTCTGCTGGCTGTCTTGCAGCTTGGCTTTCTCGATCTCTACCACAGGGTTTGGCGCTGGAGGCTGATCCGGCACAGTGGCAGGGTCAACCCAGAACTCGGTCGGGTTCTTGAAGCCTGCATTCTCGGCAAGGCGGGCCTGTACGTTGAACACTTCCTGCGGAGACAGCAGCTTGGCAGCGAACGGCGAACCAGCAACAGCGGCCTGACTCTGGGCAATCTGCATCAAGAATTGCTGCTGCTGCTGCACATCACCTGTACCAATGCCGACATTTATCGTCATGTCGTACTGGTCGCGCCATGCCTGCGGATCGTACTGCACAAACTTACCGTTAAGCCGATGACTGATCTGCTGCATGTTGTGGTCTGTCAGGGTCTTGAATATACCCTTGAACATAGGTGCAACCAGACACTCAGCAGCGATCCGCGCCATCAGCTTCATGCGCTTCTGGCTGGCGTTCATAATCATTTGAGCGCCGGTCGCTGTCTTGTTCAGGCTGTCGCCGTCAAGCCCTTGACTGTAGCGTGTCCAGCCTGTTCTGTTCTCTTTCTCGCTCTGTAGCTGCTCCAGCATTGGCATAGCAACAATGCCCTGCCAGTTCTGCTGATAGGGCTGAACAGCACCGATAGACTTGGCGCGGATGATGCCACCCGGGCGACGGTTCAGCAGGTCATCAATGTTCGCCTGCGGGTTGCCCTGCGCGTCAGTGAGTACAACCGTTTCCTGGTTGTTAGCCAGCGCCAGGTTATCCAACTGATTGCGCAAGATACTGGTGTGCATCCGCTGGAATTCTTCGACCAGATCAGCGACGGACATGCCGTTAAACTGATGCGTCTTGATGTAAGGCGTCCAGGCAGCTATAGGGACGTGGCTTACTTCGGTGTTT